ATTTTATGGATCTCAAGATTACATATAAAAATGGTAAGACCGTATTAGTTGAAATTAAACCAGAAAAAGAAACTAAACCACCAGAGTTCAAAGGTCGTAAGACAAAAAGATATATCAACGAAGGTATGACATATATTAAGAATATGAATAAATGGTCTGCTGCTCAAAACTATGCCGCAGACCGGGGATGGGGGTTTGAGATATGGACCGAGAATCACCTACAGTCTCTTGGTATATTACCTAAACCTAAAAAACGTTATAAACCATTAAAGCCTTTAAAGCCCCTGAAAAAATAGATAAATAGTAGCATGTCAAACTTATTTAAAAATCTAGAATTAGAAGCATTTAGAGCTGGTATTACTCCTCGAACTAGACAATCGAGAGATTGGTTTCGTCGTAAGGCACAACGTTTAGGGCGAGTCAATCGTAATCAGCTGATGAAAGAAGAACCTATTGAACTCAATAACCGTAGAATTATTGGTTCAATGCAAATGTTTTTCTATGATCCAAAACTAAAAAAGGAATTACCATTTTATGATGCGTTTCCTTTAGTGATTGTAATTGGTCCGGCCAAAGGTGGATTCTTAGGATTGAACTTACACTATCTTCCACCAACATTACGTGCTAAGTTTCTTGATGCTCTATTAGATGTGACAAACAACGACAAATATAATGAAGATACTAGATTTGATATTACATACAATATGATGAAGCGAGCAACTAAGTTTAAATATTTTCAGCCATGTATTAAGCACTACCTAAACAAACATGTAAGAAGTAGATTTGCTATAGTACCAGCGCCTGAATGGGAAATTGCTACATTCCTACCCACAGCTGATTGGCAAAAAGCATCTGCAAGTCAGGTGTATTCTGATTCGAGGAAGAAAATTTAATGGTCCAGTCTATTGATCAGTTTAAAAGTTTAATTAGTAATAAGCAAGGTGTTGCTCGTTCTAATCTTTTCCGAGTTAATTTGCCAAGTCTTCCTGGTGCAAGATCAGAAGAATTAAATATATTGTGTAAAGACGTTCAGTTACCTGGACGTCAAATCTTAACCAATGAACGCCAAATTGGTATGCAGAATGTAAAGGTACCATATGGTTATGCAGTACAGGATGTATCAATGACATTCCATGTATTGAACGACTATGGTGTAAAGGAATATTTCGAAACTTGGCAGAACTTAGCAGTCAACCAGAATAGATATGAAGTCGGTTATCAAAAAGGTCTTGGTGGTTATGCTAGAGATATTACAATCGAGCAATTCCGTAAAGTTGAAAGACTACCAAGAAGATTTACACAAGAATTAAGACAAGATACTGGACTAAAACAATTCTTACCAAGACTATCTGATTTTGAATTGGCTAGAGATATTTTTGGAGTACAAGATCAAATAAGCGACTTAGTAGTATATAAATGTAAACTAATTGACGCTTATCCAACCAGCTTAAATGCTATACAATTAAATAATGAACTTGACGGTATTGTTGAAGTTAACGTTGGCATATCATATACAAACTGGGAAACACCATTTGTATTATCACCATCAAATATTAAACAAGCTGTCGCAACTAAAATTACAGATACAATTGTAGGGTTCATAGACGATTTAAATCCATTTAGATAATGAGGTAAATAATGGCACTCCCAAAGGTTAATGACGTTCCAAAATACGAATTGATTATACCATCAACACAAAAAACTATTAGATTTAGACCTTTTTTAGTTAAAGAACAAAAAATACTTTTAATGGCTCTTGAAACACAAGACCAAAAACAAATATTAAATTCAGTATTAGATACAATGAAATCTTGTATTATTGATGAAATTAATTTACATAATTTAACTACATTTGACGTTGAATATATTTTTACTAAAATTAGAACTAAAGCTGTTGGTGAAACTTCAAAGGTTGGATTAAACTGTACAAGCTGCGAAGAACAAAATGAAGTTAATATTAATTTAGATAGTATTAATTTGGATGTAAGCGCTGTTGATAAAAAAATAATTTTAAATGATGATTATACTATTCATGTGAAATTTCCAACTTATAATGATGTAACAAATAGTGAACTGGATTATGACACCGCAACTGAACAACTATATAGCACTATGATTGCATGTTTAGATAAGTTAATCACAGAAGATGAGCAAATCGATTTTAAAGATCAACCTAGAGCAGAAATAGAAGATTTTTTAGAAAGTCTCACGGGTGAACAGGTGCAAAAATTAATGGAATTCATACAAAGCATTCCATCGATGAAGTATGAAGGAGAATTTAATTGCACTTCTTGTAATGAAAAAAACGAATTTAAACTACAAGGAATGCAGGATTTTTTTTAATAACTCTCTCCCATGATACGTTGACTAATTATTATCAATCAAATTATCAGTTAATGCAAAATCATAAATATTCTTTACAAGATCTGGAAAATATGTTACCATGGGAGAGAGAGATTTATTTAAGTATGTTAATTGATGAATTAAAACAACAACAAGAAGAAGCGCAGAGACAGCAAATGAGTGGATCAATCTAATGTCATCACTAGCAGAAATTAGCAAAGAGCTTAAGCAGCAGTCTGCTGATATTGCAGACATGAAAGAAAATATTGCAGCTCAATTAAAAGCTGAAATCATGGCTCAAAAACAATATAATAGAGAATCTGGAAAAAGAGAAGAAGCTAGACGAGAAGCTTCTCATAAAGCTAAAAGTCCTCAAGGGCTTAAATCTGGATTCATGCAAGGATCAGGTTTAACTGGCGCAAGTGGATTATTAGATGGATTTATGAAAGGTTTCTTTGGGGCTGGTAGTGGTATTTTAGCTGCAGTTTTAGGAACAGTGGGATTGGCCGCAGGAAAATTAGTAAAAGGAACAGTGTTAGTTGGATTGCTTTCAGCGTTTGGAGAAAAAGCCATCACAGCATTGTTTGACAAGTTAGATGGAACAGCTTTAGATTTTAATCTAACTAAAGAGCAAGAAGATAAATTTGCTAAGAATGCTACTAACGGATTAATGGCTTATCTAGTTACTGGATTAGTATTTAGAAATCCATTAATTAAACTTGGCGCTGGACTAGTTTTATTCTTTAAAGACGAAGTTATGTCAACTCTTTATAAATTATTTGGAGTTGAAGTAGTTAATACTAGAGCTGATGGAACTGGTGGAACAACTCTTAGATATAAAAACTTTTTTGGAGAAGGTGAATTAAATCTTCCACAAATGAGTGAAAACATAGAAAATTCTGTAATAGCTATTGGAATTGGTTTTATTGGTTGGGCTTCTATGAAAATAGTTAATGGTTTAGCATGGATTATGCGTGGTGGTAAAACTAGAGCTCAAGCAAAATTTGATAAAATGCTAAAAGCTCAAGAGGCTTCTTTCGCTAAACAATTAGACGACATGGAAACAAAAGTAGCTCGTCAACAAGACATGATAGAAAGAATGAATAAGTATGGATCACAGCGGACACAAGCTGGGATTAATCAACGCCAAGCGATGGCTTTAGCAGAAATAGATACTATGGGTGGCCAGTTAGGCCAGTATCAAGATGGCGACACTGTAAAGTATGCAACTAAAAAAGGCCAAGTCGTTGATGCTCAAGTTATTCGAACTTTACCTAATGGGTTCGCTCAAATTCAAATGGATGGCGGTCCAAAATTTGCTGTTGATACTAGCACCATTGCTTCAATTGAAAAAACAGCAACTGGCGGAGGGCCACAAGCTAATCGTTTACAAAAAGCTTTAAGAGCATTAGGATTTTTAACACCTGAAGGACTTCTTGAAGAAGGACTAGCAGCAGGTGGAAAAGCTACGAGCGGAGGCTTTGGTAGAGGACTATTAAAAGCTGCTGGAGTTGTTGGATCACTTCCAGCCCAATCTTTCTTCGCTGTTTTAAGTGGAGTGTTTGAAAATCAAGCTGGAGATGGAACCCTAAGCGGTCCACTTGATATGGCTGCCACCGCTGTCATGCAAAAAATAATAGCAGGAGACGCAACAGGAGCTGTTAGCGCTCATAAGTTATTTAAAGATCTCTATAATAATCCTTTATATAAAGGACTCGCATTACCAGAACATGATGTTTTAGCTTCAATGTCTGGTAAAGATTTAACAATGTTAGCGCAATCCCAGAACTCTACAGTAAAAGGTTCTTTAATGCAAAGAGCTAGAGCAATTAGTCAAGCAGAACTAGCAGCTGGTAATATGGGTGGGGTTAATTTAAGTCAATATGCTCAAGGATATCGCAGTGAAGGTGGAGTTACATTTATTGATCGAAGTGTCCACGATTATTCAAGCAAAACTACTGCAGTACAAAATGAAAATAAAACTTTTGCATCTACTCCAGTTGGATATGATAGACTAGATCAAGTTATGACTAGTAGAATGATGCGTCAATATGCTGGATTTAGAATTGGTAGTAGACAATTCTAATAAAAAAGGCCCCGAAGGGCCTTTTCTTTAATCCTCTGCTGCCAACTTAGCAAAGTAACTCATTGTATCGTCTTCATCCATCGAGGATTCAGCCGTACTCATAGTAGGAGCAGGAGCTGAAGCCGCAGTTGGCGCGGAAGCTGAGGGAAAGTCAGGAATCTCATCATCAAGTTCCTCAACTACCTTACGAGCAATAGGTGAAGATGATTCACCAAGAACCAAAGACAAACGAGCTTTGAGCTCATCATAAGTCTTATAGTTCTTTGGATCAGACCACTCTGAAAGATCGTGCTGTTGGTTATACACAGCTTCTTTACCGTCTTCATCACCAGGAAGTAGTTCAGAAGGAGTTTTGAATGAAGAGGCATCGTAGTTTGGATAACCTTCAACCTTACGAATCTTTAGAGTAAAGTCAGCACCATTCCACATGTCAAATGGATTTACAGGTGCTTCATCAGGAAACTGTGGTTGCATTGAATCCATAATCTTATCAAAGATTTTTTTACCAAAGCGATACAGTTTTACCTGACCCTCATTCTCTGGATTTGCTGGATCTGCAACGATAAGTACGTTAGCAACATAACGTAGGTTACGTTTACGTTCGCGCACTGTACGCTTTGCTTCATCAGATCCATCTTCATTCCAAAGACGTGAGTTCATTTCAGCCAACGGATCTTGTTGGCCAATTGATGTCAATGATTTTTCTACGTACCATTGACCTGTTGGGCCCTTAAAGAAGTGGTCCCAATAACGCACCCAAGGAGTAGGCGCATCAGCGTCTCCAGGTAGGAAACGAATTACAGCATAACCGTTACCAGCCTTATCACGTGTAGGCTGCCAAAAGCGTGTATCTTCTGTACGGGATTGTTGACCTGTACCGTCTTGTGCTTGTTGAACAAGCGATGTAAGATCAGTACGTTTGGATTTAAGTGCTGCGAATGACATGTGTATTTCTCCGTATATTAATGTATGTCTTATTGTCCACGTTATAATTCTATCATAATATAAATTCGATGTAAACTACTTTTTGTGTATCCAGCAAACTAAAACTTGACGTTCGCCTGCTGTTACTTTATTTATCTGATGGGGCGTAGTTTTGGCATTGAAAAAGATTGTTTCCCCAACATTTAGTTTGATTGTATCACTATACAATTCATCCGGTGTCCATATGACAAAGTCTCCACCTGTAAGATCCTCTGTCATAGAAATAATAGTTGATGTAGAATATTCTCTACCACCACCTCTACTGTCGTTAATATGATCTATATGTTTTCTAAAATGGTCTCCAACACCATATTTTAAGAATTGCATTTCCTTTAAAACATAATCATTAGCATTAAGTTCAGGATTCCAAACTTCTACAAGATTAAGAAGAGCTTGGGAAATGTCTGGAAATTCTTTTGGATCTATACTTTTTAAAATAGTAGACCGGACTCTTTTATCAATCCGAGTTTTCCCACCACCATAAACACCAGCCTGTATTTCATCAACATCCCAATCAACTAATTCTTCTAAAGATTCATAAGGAACTACATTCTGTCGTAAATATAATTTATCCATTTTCTTTAAATCAATATTGTAAAATTCCATAGCTCAATCAAATGGTAATGAGTTTTGTTGGGGCAAAAAGTTTAACTTCATAGCCTCTGCCTCCAACTTGTTTTTAATAATAGGTGATATAAACTTACGTACATCTTCTAAGTCTACATCATGCTTTTCACAGAGAAAAATGATAGCATCCATATAGGATGATTTATGATTCTTCACTGTCTTCTCTATCATTTTTCCGAATTCGCTTTTTGTTAAAAACTGCTTTTGCTCTTGCATGGTCCTCAGCTGCCATTTCATGTGTGTATTCTTCTCCCATATCCGGATAGAAAACTCCTGGAGTTCTCTTTGGAGTTCCATCAGGATAATATGCCATTGCTACGCTACGAAGGCGTATACTGTTTTGCTTTTCAGCTCCATAACGATGATCTCTATAAACGCCGTCATTTAGATAACGTTGCAAATTGAAAACATAAGTTTCAGTATCCCAATACTGACGACGAAGACCAGGATCTTTACTATCCTTACAATCTTTCAAAGCAGCCAAAAGATCTTTCTGTTCTTTTAGCCATTCTTTGACTTTGCGAGGAGCCAGTGGATGATCAGCATCTAGATCTCGAATGGATTCATCAATAGATAAATTCTTTGCAGGACCACGAGCCTCACGTGCTTTTGCAAGACGTTCAACCATTGCTGCCTTTTGCTCATCTGTAAGTTGTCTTTTCTTACGACGTTTGATTGGTTTCACCGTAGAGTTCTTTGATAGTTCTTCACGGATTTGCATACGTTTAGATTTACGAGCCATATTGATTCCTCCATCATATAATATTATTCTATCACATTTTTACGCAAATGTAAACAAAAAAGTTTTGTTTGGAATCAATTACTTATCATCAATTGGAAAAAGTTCAATTTCTCCATCTTCATTTCTTTCCCAATTGACCATACCCTTGTCTACAAGGAACATGATTGTGTTTTCAATTATATCATCTTGATTTTTAAATTCTAGAGATCTTCCAACCATAAAGGCTGCAGCACTAGCTGCAAAGAATAAAAACAACATAACAGCTTGAGTTGAAACAAAAATCATGTATTCCTCCTTGTAGTTACAAATCTATTTATATCAGCTAAAAGAGATGACGCTATCAACTCGGAAAGATCGCCATTCGCCTTTATTGACATCCACAACACGGATGACGTCTTCAGAATAGCCACGGCTTCCTGATTCAGTATTAGCATCTTTAAATCCTTCAGGAATAGCTGACTCTTGTAGAGTACACATCATATCACGTTCTTCACCATTTGTTTTCTTAAAAATTACACGGCAATCACGTTTACGAAGTTCATTAATCATATCTGTACGGTTCACTGTAATCTCCTCAGTATCATAAAATATTCCAGTCATTGATAAAATTCCTTAAATCTTTTGAGTTGTTTATAACGAAAGACTCTGGCCCTCCTGTGTTGATTGATACATCTTTCCAATTAGATAGTGTAACAATTCTTTTATTATAGTGATATGCTATTTGCTGACCTAAGCCTTCATAGCCAATACAAAGTCTAGCATTCCTTATAGTAGAAAATACCTGTTCAATATCCATTCTATAATCTATGTAATGTACTTCATTACTTGTAGAAAGTATGTCAAAAAAATCTGACTTATCAATTGGCATTTTATCATGTGTAACAGGATCGAAATTGCTATATGGATGCCAAGCTGCAATGTAAGGTTGAGATTGTGGCTTTTCTTTTGTCTTTAACTTAGGACAGCCTAACACATCTCGTACTTGTTTTGCATACTCCTTTTTTAAGAGGTTAGTATATCTATGCTTATAGTTTTTAATAGAACCAATTTCGAGAATGTAACGGAAATCTAAATCATAATGATCCAGTACTTTTTTGATATTATCAGTTAATGAAATATTTTCTATTGTTACTAAAAATCTCAATACAACTGGTGTTCCATACAACCTTTGTATTTTAGTAGCATAAGAGGCCAAACGTATAATGTCGCCATATCCATAAGAATTTTGTGTAATGATTTCTAAACCATTATCATTCTCATGGATCTTGGCTCCTTTTATAAATTCATCCTTGAGCATACAACCGTTCACAAAGATTTTCTAAAACAGCTTGATTCCAATCAAGCTTTTCTTTTAATTCATCTAATTCATGGTTTAATTTACTGATTTTCTCAGCTTGCTCATGAAGTTTCATTTCTAATTGACTAGTCGTCGTCATTCAGTCCATTCCTTTCCAACTGCTGAAGCATCCCATACCCATTGTCTGTAAGTTGAATCACCGACAACAACAACGTCAGTATCACCAACTTCAGTCCAAACACGATCATCCATCCACCTGTGGTAGTATGCAGGACCACCCCAGACTCTACGAGCCCGTTGATAGGTGGCATCATCCATACCTACATAGTGAATAGTTTTAGTCCCAGTCATTATCAAACCTTGTTGTTTCATACATTGTTTCGCCATAGTACTCTTTAGCGTACTTAGAAGCATCAGTCCAGTGATACATGTTAGACTCTTTTGGAATCTCAATTTTCTTAGGACCGGTTTTGTAGTTTACCATCTCATATGTTTTTTGAGTTTTGGCTTTGACCTTTGCCATTTTCTTACGACGTTGGTCGATTTTTTTGATAAGAGCCATGCGATCTTCATATGTTGTAGCAACTGCCATGTTCATTCCTCCATTTGATAAAACCATACTACACTATTACGATTCAATTGTAAACAAAAAAGTGAGCTACTGCTCATTTTTTTCTACAACTACCAGATCATAAGCACCTTCACTTAGATTAAAAGCTTTCATTAGTTTAAGGTACATCTCAGGCTTCATAGTAACAACGTCATATCTATTCAATTTTTCATTCCACTGTCGAATATGACAATAGTCATCATAAAGGAGAGCTCCAACGTCTTCTAGCTCTCCTGAGTTATCCATGATGGTGATAAGTGTTTCATCCATATCAAATTCGATTGTAATCATCCCCAATCTTTCTTATCGCCACGTTGTTCGTTTTCTTCATAGCCAGCATAGTAGGCTTCGATTTCATCAGCAGTCATACCTTCACGACCTATACGCTGAGAAGTCCCAGTTCCCCCAAGATAATAATGAGGGTTGCTGCCACGGCCGTAGTAGCTATCAGCGCCTCCCCGATCGAAAGGCCCGCCATGACGCGCATCATATTCTTTACCATTGTACTCTACCATTCCCATTACGCTACCTCCGCAATACAGTTAGGAACTTTACCTTCACGGTCTTGACCAAGAATACCAGTGATTAGGTCTTCACGGTTATAAGCAAGATTGATAGTACGAATTGTA